AAGAGACGTTTGGATTTGCCTCGGGACATTTTTGAGCGTTTTCTCATTTGCTCTCCTTTTTCCTAGTTTAACACACGTGCCGTCAAGGGATTTTATCCGCTGCGCGGCGGCGAGCCGCCCTATGACTGCTTCTTCGCGTGTGTATGTTTGCCCTTAAAGGAGGGCATTATGCCTAAGCAAGTAACTGTAAATCTAACCACTCGTGAAGTTAACTTTCTGAGAAATCTGGTACTCCAGAGAATGGGATACCTGATGAGTCAGGAAGATAAGAGTGGGATTGTGAAAGAGCTCGAAATTATTTATCGAGAACTTTCGTTGGTTGTTACTACTCCTCGGAAGGACCGGGAGTAGTTTTTAAGCCCCTGGGTTTTCACCTGGGGGCTTTTTTTTGACACCCTTAACGCGGTGCGGGGTGTCAGTCCGACCAGTTACATCAAGGGAGGTACTGGTCGGGGCTTCGCCGACGCCTTGCGGCGTCTCGCTGCCGCCCTCCGGTTGGCGATCCCCCAAAACCGGGTTTTGGGGGATTTTTCTTTTGCACTCAGTGATGCAGCGGATGAGAGCACATCCGTTGAATGTGAGTAGTGCGATGACCCCAAGGGTCATAATGCGATTAGGAGTCATTCTTCCTCCTTTTTGGATTTTTGGCTTTTGATAGCCTTGCTGACTTGATTGAGGGCCTCTGTGTTGGCCTGGATGGCGTTAGGATCGCTTTCCGGTTTGCGGGGTATAGCTAGGCCCATTTTTACGAGTTCGGTGCCGTTCTCGGGGTTTGTAGCGAATTCTAGGAATTTAGTGGGATCGTTGTTGAATTGTTCACGAACTTTTGAAGGGAGGTTTTCGAATTGGACTTGTGCGTCCATTACGGTGTTGAGCGCGGTTTGGTAGTCCATAGGATCTGAGAAGTCCGCGTAGATTTTTGCCCGTGTTTCAGCGGGGAGAATGCCGGTAGCTGCTGCTTTGCGAACGATTTCGTTGATGTCGCATTCTTTTTTGAAGGATTGTTTCGTGAGTGAAGGGGCGTCATAGAAGATTTGGATCCTACGGGATCCATCTGGACGCTTTGAGATCACTTTGCGGGGTACCGCAGATGCTCCTTCGAGGAGCGTGATTTTTTTGTTTTTTTCAGGGATGAGCTTTTCTTTGCCGTTGGATTCCATCATTTGCGTCCTTTTCTGTAGCTGTTGAGTTGTTTTTTATAGTTGTCTCGCTCTACTTCGGCGCGAGACCTGCCTGAATAGTCCGTGGGTCCTCCACGGCCGATAGAAATTTTTGGTTTGAGAACAGAAGCGGCGTCGTTTACGAGGCCGAGTCCTTGTCGTGTACGACTAAGGGTGTTGTCGAATTTTTGCATTGCGCGATCAATGTCCGCTTGGCGTGAGCGGTTTGCTGCTTCTTTGAGTTCAGCTGGTAAGTGAGCGTTTGATTTTATGTTTTCGTTCTTGGTTTTGTTGATGTTGGTGAGTGTGTTGAGAACGTTTGCTTCTGTGAGGGAGAGTTTGGCTTTCTCGGTTTCCTTTGAAGCTTCTGTGAGAGCGATGTTTGCGTCTTTTTGTTTGAGATCTTTGCGTAGGTTCATCGTTTGGAATGCTGACGATGAGGATTTTTGTAGTGCTTCGCCCATAGCGGTCTCAGCTTGCATGGTTGCTGTTGAACCGGAGGGGGTCGAGGCGCCCCCTGCGTTTGCGGCCATGATTGGGTTGAGGCCTGCGGCTTCCATGTCTTTGCGAGAGCGTTGATAGGCAGTGTTGGACATCCATTCCTGCCAGTCGCGGTTTTCTTTGGCGATTTCTTTGTTTGCTTGGTTGGCGCCGGCTTGAGCAGAGCCAGCCATCATGCCACCAGCGATGTCGCCGCCGAGTGAGAGTAGTCCTTCGAGCATAAGTCTCCTTGAATTAGTGAGGGAGGGGTTTCCCCCTCCCCCGCTACCAGACCAATTTTAGAAATGGTCGATGAGTCCCGGTACCGAGTACACGGGCATGGGCCGCGCGCATTGTAATCGGAAGTGTGAATCGAATAGGAAGTGCGGCTCCGCTGGAACTGCAATTACCCGATCGATCGGGGGATCGTCGACGATGAATGCTGCATTGAGAGTAGGTAGTGATCCGAATTCCTGAGCAAGATGCCAGGAGTCCAGGGATGAGGCCGCTTGGGAACGGAAGAGGCCTGTAATGATAGAGGGGCGATAGCGGTATTCCGCATAGCGTTCTTGGTAGCCGAAGACGTCGTCATCGGTAGCTGTTGCTGTGCAGTAGATTTCTTGGTTGAGGACCGCTTGTTCGCCGATGTGTGAGAGTGCTGGCCAGTAGTACTCGAAGCGCGTGCGGCGGGACCACATGCGATTGAGGCCTTGTTGGTAGTTGAGGTCCGCTCGTGCACTCACGAGGCCGATGATGTGGCCGTGCTCCGTGAATGATTTAGTGAACCCGTGGCCAGAGAAACCCACGGTACCCATAGCGGCAAGATTGCCCTGGGGTGAAGTGACGGTGGTTTCAGAAGTTTGGCTTATTGGGTGAACGTTTATGGGAGAAGACCCGCCGCCAAGATACTCAGGACGCTGAAGACGAGCATCAGGAGAAACCACGCCGAAATGACTTCGGATGATTTCCGTGTAGCGAGTTCCGCCTCGAGCGTCTCGTTCGTATAGGCGTTGGAGTTGGAAGGCTTCTCTAAGAGCGTTGATTGTAGAAGCTGTCGCGTCTGAGAGGTCTGCGTAGTTGTAGCCGTATCGGGTGTTTCCGGTGCCTTGTCCGTCTTGTTGGATTCTGAGGATGTCCCCGATTGCGACGTTGCCGTTTGCGTTTCGCCATCCGGCGTTTCCGCTTGTGGCGACTGCCGTAGTTTCGAGAGTAGTAGGACGATCGCTAGACGCGGGGTTGCCAGCGTTGAGATAGAGAATGTCCGTGACGGTGTCGTCGTATTGTTTACCTCGGATCGGTGCTTCGGTTCCCAGAGGGAGTGGCACAGAGGGGCCTTTTTGCGGCCAGGGTAGACAGCCCGTAAAGTAGTCATGGCGTTTGCCGCGACGGAGTAGAACGTAGTCCGTAACGGTATCAGGACCGTCGTCTTTATCGACGACAACAGAGTTTTGTAAGTTTTGGTCACGGAACCACTCGTTGTAGATAAGGTTATAGGCCCGAAGGGGCATGGCTTGGTGAACGTATCCGGTGACGCCCGTGGGAAGACCGAAATAATCTTGGAGGCTGCCGACGGTATAACCGCCTGCTCCAGGAGAGGTCATAATTGGGGTCATGTAATCCGTGGAATCACCCGGATCGTCTTGTTCGCCGTTGAATTTTTGCCAGTTCGTCCAAACGAGACGGTTAGGAACGAAGAAGAAGAAGGAGTCCAGGAATACGTTGTCCATAAACGGATGTAGAGGCGTCGCGAGACGTGCGAATACGGACATGTTGAGAGTGAATGTGTCACCCGGAAGAACCTCGTCGACAAATACAGGTACTAAGTAACCTGCGTCGAGTGTGGTTTTATATCCACCACTCCTGTTGAATGAAGACCGCGGGATTTTGGCCTGCGGTACCTGGGAAAACGAGTGACTCATTACTGATCTCATTAGAGTTGGGCTCCTTGTCCAATTTGTTTAGGAATAGAAGTTATACGACTTTCGACGTATTCGATAGCCACTCCGCGAGATTGTGGAGTTGGAAGCGAAGTTAGTTGACCGTTTTGGTCGTCGTATTCTCCGATTTCGAAGAGGGTGTAATCCTCTGGGTGTTTTGCGATTGACGTTTTCTCGTCTTGGGCCAGGTCGATGAAGTGACGTAGGGCCGATCCCGATGTTGGGGAGAAGAAGGGTGGTGCCATATAGACATTTACCTTCGAGTCATGAATTGCGAATACCTTAACCTTCATTTTCAAAGTTCCTTTTTAATAAAATGAGTTTGCGTTCAAATAGTTCTTCGCGAACGCGAAGACGGTCCGGTGTGTTGTTTTCTTTTTGTTGTTCTCCTTTTGTGTGACGACGAGCTTTTATTTTTGCAAAGGTTTCGGGGTGTTCTGCCTCGTATTTCTCGTCGTAGAAGCGAGGGATCCGAACCTTTTTTCCGTTTACTAGAACGAAGTCGTCTGGATAGAGGTCTGCTTTGTGTTTGTTGTACCAGTTGATGCCGATGCCCGGGTTGCGTGAGCAGTGAGCGAATTCCGGCGTCAGTTCGAAGACTTCGCCGGTCGTATAGTCTGTGAGTTCGTAGTGAAGATGAGCCTGTTTGCCGGTGATTTTTTTCGTAATATATCGAGCCACATAGGCGGCAGAGTTGAAGGTTACATCTCCGATGATGGTTTTTCCTTTTTTCCATAGCCGATTGAGGCATTGAGACTCGTAGTATTTTTCCTGTCGGTGATTTTCTCCGACGATTTCTTTATCTGAGAAGTCACAGTTGAAGAGACAGGCGTGAAAGTGTGGGCGTTTTTTTTGGTCGCCATATTCTCCGCAGTAGAAGACGCCGACTTTGCGGCCTCTGAAGTGTTTGCGGAGGCGTTTCATGAATTTTTGAAAGTCTTCTTTGTGAAGAGAGTGATCTTTGGGGAGGTGTTCTTCATCGTATGTGAGAGTGATGAAGGAGTTGTCTTTGTGAAGGGATGCTTCGTGGATGCATCTAACGGCCCATTTGCGGGAGCGTTCGAGACGACATGCTCCACATTGGCCGCATGGGATGGAGAGCGGGAGGTCTTTTAGACCTGCGTTTGGGTTGAAGACTATGCTACGTTTGCCTGACGGGTTTCGATCTTTTGATCGGTATCCCGTTAGGGGCTTGAAACAGGGCATTGTTTCAGGTCCTTTTTATTTGGTTAGAGACGATATCCGCCGCGCATTATCGTCGGGCCGATATTTTTGCGGTGAGTTCTTCCCGCAGTGCGGGAGAAGAGACGTTTGGATTTGCCTCGGGACATTTTTGAGCGTTTTCTCATTTGCTCTCCTTTTTCCTAGTTTAACACACGTGCCGTCAAGGGATTTTATCCGCTGCGCGGCGGCGAGCCGCCCT